GANNNNGGCTTGATAGAAAACCCACCCCCTTTATATCACACCCCCTAAGAACTCGGAATAAAAATAAAAAAAATAATATAAAATAAATAACAAATCAAAAAATTTATTAATTAAAATATATTATTATATTATATACATCACTACTACTATACTACTACTACTACTACTACTATACTATTCTTCTTTATCGCCTCCGTTTATTTCTTCTTTCTTGTTAGTTAAGAACTTATACAGATGACTGACAACAACAGCAAGATAAGCAGTTCCAACCAATGATATTAGTTCATCACTAATCATACCTTTAAAGACTGTCATACCTGCTACATACACAGACAACACTATTAACTCTACTGCTATTCTTTTTCTAACATTAGGCTTTAAAGTACCTGTGTCTATAAACTCTAGTGCTAAACTAAGTAACTGCATAAATACAACTAATCCAATTGCTCTCAATGTTTCAATCATTATCATCCAGGTATAAATGTACTAGAGGTACGGTTAAAAGTAACTGCATAAATACAACTAATCCAATTGCTCTCAATGTTTCAATCATTATCTTTTTTCTCCTTTATTATTAGTTTTCTATCTCATAAGTTTGTAGTGTACCAGTATAACAGTATCCACCATATAACCATTTACTGCTAGGAACTGAATCATTAAACGTAGCTAGCCAACGTTTAGGAACGTATGAACTATAATTATCATCTCTGACTTTGTATAAGGTCATGTAGTTCCCTTTAGCTTTACACTGTAAGTAGTCTATTCCGTTCGGTTTAGGGTTGTATATGATAGTATTATTCCAATTCACATTATCAGGTATTTGTTTAATGTCCTGATAGTATTTGATTGTAGGGTTGACAATTTGTGCAAAGTTCTCGACTTCTGCTTTACATTCAAATTCTTGTGTAACTGGATTAAAACCTCTTGTTTCAAACCCTTTATGTATATTGACTTTGAATGCTGAACAAAAAGCATAATCTTCGCTATAATAAAAACCAAAGTTTGCTGACACTTCACGCATTCCTTGTCTACCCTCGTAAAAAGTCCAATCATAATATTCTTGCTCATGTAATCTAAAATCAGTCCCCAATAGTTCAGAACCATCAAACATCATAATATTTTTCACTTTCCAAGAACTATCTTTTTTAGCTCTCCAACGTATGGTTCGTTTACTCAAGTCAGTTATAGGACTTTTACAAGTGAATACAATTGTACACCTATGCCATGAAGTATCTTCTGAATCAATGAACCTATTCCAACTAACGAAACCGTCAGGACCTGATGTATACAAAGAACCATTGACATAAAACGGTTTACTTGTGTCTACAAAAGTCCAGTCACTTGCTCCTGCTCCTATGAAGCTTTGTATATCTCCTTTTATATAAGGAGATGTTCGCTTCATATCCCATTGTAAAGTGTAAGTTTTGCCTGCTTGTAAAAAAGACAGTTGATCGCCAATAATGTAATCTTCATCATTTTTATTACTAGGACACTTAAAACCATAATACCCACTTTCATAAGTACCATAATCAAAAATATCTCCGTTAGCTCCAAAAGTTTGCCATACCGTTCCGCCTGCTTTTGTGAAGTAGTCTTTAGTCCCGATTTCCCTACGTCCTAAGCCTATAAGGTCTAACGGGTTGTTTATATGTACCGTTTTACCGTTTATTGTACTATCCATTGTGTAGCCCTCTCATTCCGTAACCGTCAATTATAAAATCTTGACCGCTGTATTCTAATTGTGTTGTTCCGTCTGTCCAACCTGTAATATTATTATTAATTTCGCACCTCATTAACACCCCTGCTTGAACCATTGTAATTTGTTTAGCTTGAGGACTTACACGCATACCTGTTTTAGTTATAGCCCATTTTTTGACCATTTCTGAACCTTTTAGCATGTAAACATTACTCAATACTTTAACTCTATATATTTTCATGTCTACGTCTATGTATCCCTCTACGTATATCTCTCCACTTTTAGAACTTTGCAAAGGGTCAGCATAAAACATTACACAAAAGTCCATTTCTTTATCATAATACAGTCCCATATAAACAGCTACCTGTATATTACTCTTGCTAAAATTAATCAACTCAATAGGGTTGTGAATCAGCAACTCCTCAAAATTTAACCATGAAATCATTTATAAACCCTTTCTATTGTACATAAACCAGTCATAAAATCAACCGAACGAACCCCACACTCCCCATAAGTTAAGCTGCTTACGTTCGCCTTTTGTCCCCACCAAAATAGCTTGGTATTGTAAGCAGTTGCGTACATTTGAGGGTTAAACTTAACTTCGTTATACTTGATAACTGGGAACAGTTCTTCCACTCCTAGCGTTATCGGTCTAGCGTTTGCAGGAAAATCAACGTAATTCTTATCTGTCATGATAACATTACCTTTCAATTCTCCATTTTTTGGTATAATACCCCAAGCTCTAGCGAAAGCAGTCGCACTCCCCGGAATGGTAAATTCTCCGCTTTTACTCCACGTTCCATTGCTTTGTTGTTGGAATAACCATGCCTTTTTTGTGTTATAGTTAGCAAAAAGAATTTGCGTTGGTACCGGTCTAGTTATTGAATTTTCGTATTCTCTAAACCAGTCCTCTACACTTCGCTCTGTTCTTAATACACCAGTCGCCCAAATACTTGTAGCACTTGACACCCCTTTGAGTTTTTTAGTGTCCGTTTCATTTAGTTTTGGTTTATAAGGCGCTAAAACAACACCAGTAGGAAAAGACACACTTCCAGTCCATTCATTCATAGAACTATAATTTATTTTTTCACTAATCCTACAATTCTCAATGTTATAACTTGCACGCATTTCATTCGCGTAGCTATCAAAGTTCCAATCAGACCAAAAAGAACCCATGTTATAACCTGTGTTAACCATTGCTGAACGAAGTAGTTCATCTACTCTGTAACGTTTATCAGCTTGTTGGTAATGATACCCCTCTATGATGTTACTTGATATTTCTCCGAAAGTACAATCAATTGCAGTATTTGCGTCAGTAACGTATAACGGTTCTTGGTTATCTGCCCATGCCTTTGTATCGCTGTCAAAAGTTTGACGTTTATCTGTGAACTGTTCAGGATAAATGACGCTACCAGTCAAATYAAATATGCCCTTATTTCCGTTCAAAACATGAAATTTGAGCGTTCTGCCTGCTTCGGTGTCATAAGTGTCTGAATCAATTCCAATCAATACACGTTGATTAAGGGGGCGACTATAGCACCAAACGGCTTCTTGTTTGCAAATTCCTCTTTCTTCTAAGTAAAAAAGCTCTTTATCAGTTTTAGAACCTGTCCAAGTATAAACTTTATAATCGGTACTTTGTGGTGGTGTACCCTCATAAGTCCCTGTAAATGGCGGCGTTCCGTCGTCTGTGTTGGTTTTTCGATAGCCATTAAATTCATCTCTATCCTCAACAAACGGAGTGATCTCTCCACCTTGTTCAATTTTAGGCAAATACACTTCAAATTGTACAAAATCGCTTGTTTGTGCCACTTCAAAAGCTATACCAAACTTTTCAACCGTTTCCGTACTAGGTAGCGTGTAAATTTCTTTTACATCTAAGTATTGATTAGGTTGAACTTGGTATGTACCTACAAGCTCATTTTTGGTACCGTATAGCAATAACTTTTCAACCGTTTCCGTACTAGGTAGCGTGTAAATTTCTTTTACATCTAAGTATTGATTAGGTTGAACTTGGTATGTACCTACAAGCTCATTTTTGGTACCGTATAGCAATTTTAACCGTACCTCTAGTACATTTATACCTGGATTGTATAAAGTGCCTGACAAGCCGTATTTTTGCCCTTTTGTTAGGTTAGGTGTTACAAAGTTAGGATATAAACTAGGATACTGTTTTCTTTCATAATCTGTACAAAAAGCAATACCACTTATTTTATTCTCTCCTTGTGGTTTAGTGATGACAGAACCATAGCTAAAAGGTCTATTCCAGTCGTCAGGACATTTTTTTCTTTGCCAACGCTTGCTTGTTTCTGAACCTGTCGTTCCGTCTAACAAATAGATGTGTTGTGGCAAAAATTGAATTGTTTCGATACTCTTCAAAGAACAACGTTGCACAATGTTCCAATTAGGTTTTTTAATTGTGAAATCTCTACCTGTGTTAGGATTCCAGCAATACGCTTTAAAAATAGTCATTCTATTGCTAAGCCCTCCACTAAGTCTACTAGTTCTTTTTCTGTGCTTGCTTCGTCCACTTTTTGCTGTTTAAGTTTAACGTTTGCGTCAATATAAACACCCTCAATCTCCATTAGTTTCAACAATGCCGAACGGTCTGGCAGTTTGTTGACTTCTGTAACTGTTCGCCCTGTTTCCGTCTTCCGTCCGTTAGGGTTGTTTTTATATTGGATAACTGTCTTTGTTTCTTTCCCTCCAAATGCTAGGGTTTTTAACGCCTCTAGCATTTTTTTATTTTCTTCTTCTGTCATAGCCATTAGATGAAATAGTCCTCACTTTCTTCACTTTCTAAGAACCACCACATCAAGTTGATTAAAGCGTCAGCCAAATCAATCTTATCTGTGTAGCCTTTTTTGATAATACGCATAAGCCCAAAATCGTTTATTTTCGTTTCTGCGTTCATTAAATGCACCGCTAGTAATTTACTATCAAAATGAATTTTCCCCTCCTCCATTAGCTTCTGTGTGGCTTCTAGGGTATTAGATAGCTTGAAACTGTTCTGCATTACTTTGTTATAAAATTCAATGTCATAAGTCTGTTCAAATTTATCAATGAAATTCTTTGCATAGTTAGGGTCGTAATTCAACGCAATCGGAACACTACCATTCATAGCACTCATAAAAGCGTCCCATGCTTCGTCTGTCATGTTATTAATGCCCTCGTGTGTTATTGTTTCCCCTAAGTGCTTAAATTTGTCATCTGCACCCTCTGGCATGATAGGGATAGCCTTAAAATAATAGTGTCCGTTTTCTCTGTAACCTATCACAGTACCCCAAACATCGCCACGTACTGAAAAATCTGAACCAATAGCAACTAAGCGACCCTCAAAGTCTAATGGCGGTACTAGACACTTATCTACAATTTGTTTTGTAAAGATTGTAGTGCTGTCAGTCATTGATAAGTTAAAGCGTTTAGTGATAATTTTAGCCATTTTAACAGGGTTACCAATTGCCCCTATGAAGTCCTTTTGAATGTCCTCAAGTGTTAAAGTATAGCCCAAAGCTGGGTTAGCTTTAATGTACTTAGAACTGTCTTTCACTTCTTCGTAATCGTCTAAAGCATAATAGAATACCCAATGGCTGAAATCGTCATCTTTTACCCATTCTTTCCAACTTTCCAATTCATCATCATAAGCACCGCCGCGTATAACGTTGTTTGTGGTTGAAATAAAAAGCGTACCCTTATTTTTTCTTAGCCCCTGTCTAATTGTAATAAGTGGGTTCTTTTTAAATGCTCCGAACTCGTCTATAATAACAAGCTGTTCACGTCCACCGTCTAGCGTGTCCTCGTTACTAGCATAGATAGAAATTTCTGTACCTTTGCTTTTTAGTATTGAGTTATCTTTTACAAGTATTTGCTCTTTGTTTAGTTTAAACTGATTTTTAAACTTATTAATGATAGTACCATGACAGTTCCCCATAGCTCTAAAATGCTTCATCAAGATTTTTTCTGCTTGGTCTTTTTTAGTAGCCATTAAAGCTATAACGCTATTAGGTTTAGGAAACAAAAAGAGTTCAATTAAGGCTATCATGACATCAAGAATAGATTTGGCGTTTGAGCGTCCTACAATAACAACAAACTCGTCAATCTGATAAGGCGTGCAATACATTAAAGTAAGGACCGCCTTATGATATGGTATGATTTTAAAACGTTCGTTATTAGGCAAAGTCATGAATTCTTCAATGAAATCAAAAATTTTCTGTGCCTTATTGTAGTCTATTTCATGCTCAATTTTCGCCACTTTCTTTTTTAGTAGCTTAATCATTTCGCCGTTATCTTTATCTTGTCCTATCCAGTCTTGAATTAAACTCATTTTTCTATCTCCTTATATTAAACCCTCCGCTATAATTCTAGCATAGTCTATTAAGTCTCCGCTTCGTTCCATTCCTTGGTGGCATTTATGGCAAAGAACTTCGGTAGGTACATTTATTACTTCTTTGTCAAAGTCGTTTACCTCTAGCATGTCATTATTCCATTGTAGTGGTATAACGTGGTGGCATATTAAATGCTCCGTACTCCAACACTTTTCACAATGCCCTACCCTGTTTTTCTCTGCACGCGCTTTTCTTATCCACCTAGGGTCATTATATAGCTTACTTTTAGTATAAATCAACGTTTGTTTAATTTAACTCCGTTTCTTTCCAGTTTGTTATAAATCTCTTTGGCAATTCTACGACCGTCTGCACTAGATTGTACATAGATTTTGATGTCTTGTTTAGAATTGTCTTGTGTTCCAATGCTAGGTGTTGCTGTTGTTCCTTTGTTTCCTCGTGCATAAGGTTGTACAGCGTCAACAGCTTTATTGATTGCTTCCCTACCGCCTGCAAAGAATTGTAAGTCTAATGGAATTTGACCGTTTCTAGAACCAAGAAGTTTTTGGCCCAGACCTTGGTTTTCTTTTAACCCTAGAGGGTCAATATTACTTGTTAACCAATGGAAATCACTGAAAGCGTCGCCCCATGTGCTATTCTTTCTAAACCCTAAGGCTTTACCAATTAGACCTGTGTTACCTCCGATATTTTTAGAGGCGTTTAACAAGTTATTAACTGCGCCCCACGCGTCGTTAGCCCAATTATAAAATCTTATAAGCTCACCAATGGCGTTTCCGATTTTGCCCAAGAAACTAGCGATAGAAGTAAAGTTGATTTTATTGAAAAAGTTAGTAACTGCTTGTTTTGCGTCATTTACTGCACCTTCCATTTCTTCATTTGAAACTTTACCGTCTTTGTTCTTGTCAATGATTTTAGTAACAGCTCCGACCGCTTGACCTGCCATTTTCCCTAACTGACTACCGACAATGCTAGACATCTCCGTGGCGTTATTACCCAATGAAGCCATGTCTATACCTGCGTCTCCTAGACCTTTACGGAAACCGTCCAAAGCGCTTGTATTGAAACCATTAGAAATCATTTCTCTGATTTGTCCCCAAGTGCTAGGACCGCTTGACGCCAATTGCTCCCCTTTTTGTTGGAACAATTCAATGGCTCTATTCATAACTTCTGTGCTGAAAACTCCGTCTTCCATTTTTTCTTTGAAGTTTTCCATGGTAACAGCACCGTTACTTGTTGCGTTCATGGCGTTAAGTAGTGTACTTGTGAAGTCTTCTCCGAACACGTTGGTAAAATCTTGTACGCTCAATTGACCGTCTTTCAGCATACGTTTCACGCCACCAGCAGAAACCTCAACACCTTTTAGCGCTGTTTGAGCTTTAGCCATTTTATTTGCCCAATTATCGCCGAAAGTATTTGCCAACAAGTCTGCCGATACTTTACCTTTTTGCAAAGCGTCAGGCAACTGTTCTGCTGTCAGTCCTACATTTTGCATTTCGTTCGCCGCCTGAATCAGCATATCGCGGAACTGCGCACCAAGTGCCGATTGCATCATTTGGTTGAAATCTTGAGCGTGTAACGTTCCAGACCCCAACGCTTGAGCTAAACCATAAGTAAATTGCTTTTGTGTGTCCATTGATAGACCTAAGCTATCCCCTACGGCATTAATAGCATTAACAGTCTTAAAGGCTTCTTCTCCACTTACTTTCATGTAACTAGAAATCATAGCCCCTAATTCATTCAAGTCATTCTTTTGTGATTTTAGAAGTGAGTTACCTTTGTCAATATGGCTATTAAATTGTTCGTAACCTTTAGCTCCGTCTGAAAGAGTTGTGCTGAGTGTTTTCTGTGCCTGAATTTGCTTATCATACGTGTCCATTAGTGTGTTTGCAAAACCACTAGTCAAGTCAACAGCTTTTGAAATTCCACCACTTACAAGCCCAATAGCTGACGAGATACCACTAACAACGTTACCAACTTTTGAGAACGTGCCAAGTAGCGAACCGCCTGCTGACTTCATCTTATCAACTGCACCTGATAAGCCTGTCCCTTTTTCTGAACCTACTTTAGCTAGTTCTGTACTTAGTCTAATTGCTTGTGTTTGAGCTTTTACTAACTGACTTTCTAATGCCTGTACTTGTTTTTGTGTAGCACCTGACATCTTAGCGTTCGCAAGTGCTTTTGTTAAATTATCTACATTCTGTTTTGCAAGGCTTAAAGCTCTCTGCGTTTCTTTAATACCCTTGTCTTTCATAGTAACAGAACCAGTTATTTGAGCGTTCTTGTTCGTCTCTTTAGCTAGACGCCCAATGTTATTTATTTCTCTTTGTGCTTCCCTAGCATTTTTTAGAACGCCTTTAGTCTCTAGTTCCGCCTGAATGACATACTTTTCTTTAGCCATTGTTTGTTATACTCCTTAATTTACGCTTAATGTTTTTAGTTTTATCGTCCATTTCGTGAGTAGCTCTAACTAGCGTCTGTCCATAACGTTGGTGTAAATTACGGTCATGTAATAAGACATTGAGCATTTTCCAACTTTCATCTTTAGCTTTGAAGCCATTGACTACACCAATGTTTCCGCTTTTCAATGAACCGTATGAACGTGTCACTTGTTTAGTGATTTTCTTAGTATCAAACTTAACAGGGTAACGCGAGAAATCTCCACCCAATGAACTTTTATAACTACGCTTGACTGTATTCTGATTAGAATTAAAGCTATCAACCATTTCTAACCAGACTTTCTTAAGTTGTTTCTCTGTGAACTTTTCCAGTCCTGTCACTTTGTTGGTGGTTGCCATAATTTTACCTCCACATGTTCCGCTTTGTTTAATTCCTCTGCGGTTGTTTTCTTCTTCTCTTTAGGTGTCAACGTTGAAATTAATTTTAGCGTCCACCCTAAAGGTCTGTGGCTGTATACTTCATAGGGAACTCTAAAGGCTGTCATAGCACTAACAATTGCAAGTGTTGTTATTCTTGCGTTTTCCCTTATTTCTTCGTTGTTAGTGCTATCGCTTTTTTTGTTTCATCTACCAGTTGTTCCATAAGGTCAGCAACCGTAACAGGTAAAAGTCCACCAATTAAAGCACCTAAAATTTCGTCAAGTGTATATTGTGGCGCGCAAGCCCAAAAGAATAACGCCAAACTGTGATAATCGCGTTCGTTCAAATCTCCAAAGTAAACGCCGTTATCTTCCATACGTTCCAATGCTTTAAAATCAAATTTAAAATCTTCTTTTTTCATCTGTGTATCTCCTTATAAATTAAAATAAAAGAGTGGGAACTATTATTCCAAGCCCTCCACTCTTAAAATTACGCCTTGATGTCAGTAGCTGTGAGCGGTTTGAGTTCATTAAACAACTTTTTAAAAGCAAGTGCCGGTCCACTTGTACCAGTTGCCAAATCTTTATCAGACACTTTGAATTTTACAAACAAGCGTTTTTTATCCCCTAGTGTAAAATCTCCAGTTGTTACCGTTGCTGTGTGTTCGTACTCTTTACCAGTTGGACTTTCTTCGTCCGCTTCGGCTGTGTCACTTGGTGTGGTAGCCTGAACACTTGGGTAGAATGTCGCTTTATACCCTGTTCCGTCATCGTCACGATAACGTTCAGCATAAGCGAAACCGTAAGGCTTGTAATTTGCTACATCGTCAGTCAAGAAACCTTGAACACTTCCAAACCCTAACGCGTGAGTTGCAAAGGCGTCAGGCAAGTCATACGACTTAACTGTAATTTCTGTAGTTTTAGCTCCTGCGATTGTACGATAAGGAGCGTTAAACCCTGCATAAAAGTTTGTGTTTTCTTGGTTGTTCTCTGTTTCAATTCCACGCAAGCCTGCAATTGGAATTCCTGTGGTTTGCCCTTTAGGGTCTGTGAACACTACCCCATACCCTAAGCCGTGGGTTAATTCATTTTTTGATGTATATGCCATTTATTTTTATCCTCCTACTACTTCCAAACTTTAATAGCACCGTCTTTAAGGAAACCACCGCAAACGGTAATAGTGCCATAAACTTGTACCTTGTTGTGACGAACATCTTTAGTCACTTTAAACTGTGGCGTCAAGTCTCCTGCTAGAATTCCCTTATAAGGGTTGATAAGAATCTTATCAAAAGTATTTCCTGAACCGTCGTTATAATGTTTAAAGCTTAATGTTTCGATTTTTGTTACTCCGTCCACAACTGGCGTGAAATCATTTTCTTTTACAAAAAGAATATCGTCGCCTGACTGTGAAAACTTATCTGAACTTGCTTTCTGTTTAACAGCCCCAATAATTGAACTTGTAGCAATTGAGCTATGAACTCCTCCCCAAATTAAATGGCTTTCGATTGTTTGATACAAAGCATCTCGAACTGTTTGCAATGCACTTTGTACACCGTCAGCAGTTAAATTACCTGAATCAGAAAGATTAATACCAAAACCAAAACCACGAGGGGTAAGAATTTTATAACTCGTTTCATTTACGTTTAACACGCTATCAGATTGCCCTTGCTCTTTAGCTTCAGGAAAACCTGTTAGATTGACCGACTGCAACAAATCTGCCCCAACTTTAGGGATACGTGACAAGAGAGGGAGCGAATCGCTGATGTCCCCCCCATTTATCACATTCTCGATTTGTTGAGCATAACGGTCTGTAATATTAAATTCAGCCATTATTTACTCCCTTTCTTATTTAGACGCCTAAACTACCCTTTTTTTTTAGGTATGCTGAACGGTTTTTACCACGGATAGAACCACCAACAAGAGTTTCAGAAAGCCATTGTTCAACGTTATAACGGAGGTCAAAGTCATTGTAGTTTTCTACATTCAAATCTCCAATAAGCACGTACTCATCGTGATTGTAAACAGCTACTTCATCTTTAGGCATCCAGACACGAGTTTCAAGATTAACGGCTCCGAATGATTGAGCGATTTGTTCTTTTGTCGCAAGTTCGTTGAAACGAGAGTGACCGTCTGTTCCTTTAGTTTTACGCAACTCTGCAAAAGTTTGCGGACTCATAACAATTGTAATAGCGTCAGAAATTGAGCATTCAGCAACTGCGTCAGTAATACCCTCAAACAAGTCTGTATACTCGATTTGTTTTGTCCAACCGTCTGTGGCAGTTTTCAAACCATAGAAACCGTTAGAACCATCAACAGAACCAAGAATCATGTTGTATTCCACTTTTTGAATAACACGGTTTACCATTTCAGACATTACATATTCAGATAACGCGCCTGAATCGTTTACACCTCGAACAGTTGCTTTGTCCATTTGCAAGTATGCTTCTGCCATTTGTGGACGTAGTGAACGTTTAGTGGCCGTTTGAGCTTTGTTCTTATCTGTACCTGCTTTGAAAGTACCTTGTAAGAAAGTATCATCTACACCGTCCTCTGCAAGTGTCAAACCTTGGAAACGTGCTTTCATAGCACCGTCATAAATACCTGACTTACGAGCATATTTTGAAGTGATAGACCCAAGAGAGTTGACAACATTCAAATCTGCACCATTAGCAAATTCACGCAAGAAACCTTGTTCTGGCATTTCAGCCATTTTAGAACCAAGTTCACGCATGAATTTACGTTCTGCGTCTTCTGGTTTTTCGCTAGGGATAGACGCTTCACGTTCTTTTTTAAGTTCTTCACGTTCTTTGTTAAGCTCTTCCACTTTAGCTTCAAGTTCTCGAACTTTTACACCTGCTTCGATTGCTTGTTTCATGATTTCTTGTGTTTCGTTTGCACCCATTTGTTCTTGTTCTCCTTTGTTTTCTTCTCTTACTTTTGTCACTTTAGCACCTTTATTACTTGGTAACGGAGTTAGTGACACCTCCGTAATTGTAACATCCTTATAATAGCGAGATGAACAAACCCTGAACCAATCTTTTCTCTATGGCGGTTTAGAATATCTACTCCGTCGCCTGCGTTAGCAATTGACTCGATAACCGTACCATGAGCGTCAATCGTTCCCAACGGGTTCGCTATCCCTCTTACTGCTTTTACTTTCAATAGCTCCTCCTTTTGCGGTTGTTGATATATAAGCTACAAAATTTTCTTGGTTGAAAATAATGTTCTTATCGTGTTGTTTCAATAATGGTAACACTTTTTGAATTGCGAAAGCGATAATAGTAACCTCATTACTTTGTCCATAAAGCAATTCTCTGGGCATTCCGTACTCACTCAAAGCAATTTCAATTGCAAGGTTTGCGTCATTTTGCAGTGACCCGCTGTAATCTGGTTGAATCTGTTTGATATCATCATCAGAGCCAATAACAGATACACCATTGAACTCTCTGGCAAGTTGTTGTTGTTGTGTTAGACGTTCTCTAATTCTGTCCCAAACTTCTTTCAAACCACTAGAAACTTTAGTTTTCCAATAGATTTTTATTTGAGCCAAACATTACCCCAAACCGTCGAGGGTTAGCACCATAGAAAGGATTTAGCAACATTTCATAGTCGCTTGTTCTAATAGTGACTTCCCTGCGGTTCGGTTCTCTGACTACAATGTTAAACTGGTCTGCATTTACTCTTTGAGCGTAATACTTGAAACCACCATACCAAACACGATAAACTTCTTTACCTTGTAAAGACCAATAGAATAAGTCTTCTAGTTTAGACGCTTCAGAATAATCAACATTGTCAAAATAGGAAACTAAGCCCAAGAGTTTACCCAATAACAAATCAGTCGTTGGGTCTTGGACCGTGAAAGTAGAAAAGCTCACATCTTCCGCTCTACGCGATAGATTGAATAAACTCATTCACTCCTCCTTATTTGAACTCTCCTGTTTTCGCGTCAAATTTACGTCCAAACTCTGCTTCAATTTCTGTGATATACATTGTATCAATTGGTAGGTTAAGTTTACCAAACTCGTTTTTGTAATTGCGTAACATTCGAGGCGTCCGAACGTGGCGAACACTTACACCGTCAGAAACAAACCAATGTTTTTCTTTACCGCTGTTGTCTAGTCCTTTAATAAGGTACATTTTAATAATTCCTCCTGTTTGATTATTTTGATTTGAATTTCCAGTAACTGGTTTATTAAATAAGTCAAGTTCTGCCTGTCTTCGTCGTACTAAGCCTTGTAACACTTGACCGCCTGCATTACGATACTTCGGTATCATTGAAGCACAATAAGCATGTGAGAACTCTGCCCAACCGTCAGCAACAAACGTCAACCATTGGTGCATACTTGTTATTTATGTCAATTTCTAGCTGACTATCAGCTTGCGATTGTGTCCAAGTTGTTCCTGCCGTCACTCCATAATGACCCCAACCAATTATTATTATTGTTTTTATAAGGGAACAACTAACCCAAATTTTCGCAATATGTTAAGATGTTATAAGCGTCTGCCATGTTATCATCTTTGCAATTAGAATCAACAAAGCCTGTTTCCTTTAAAAGCTCAAGACTTTCTTTTTTGCGTTGTTCTCGTTTGCCTGAAATAAGATGATAGGCGCACCACTTAGAGTTATCAATAAAAGTATAGCCATTTACTAGACCGTCAATAGCACCAATAAAATAACCGTTACAATTAGCTAATGTAATACTGTGTTTTCTATTTCTTCCCATGATAGGCGTTTCAATAGCTAGATGATAATCTTTTAAGTCAAACTCATCTATGATATCTTTAATTGCGTTCACAATGTCAAAAGTACGTTCCCACGCGTTTTTCTTTGCGTTATATGCTTTAATGGAACCGACATATAATTGTCCGTCTTTTCTAAAGGCGTACCCAGTTCCCTCGTCTTTCTTACTAGCTGTACTGAAGTCAATAGCTAAAATTTTTTTCATTTCTACCCTCTTAAATAGGGAGGCTATAAGAAGTCACGACCGCATAAACATCTTCGCGTGTTTTGTCAATGTTAACGCCGTAATCGGTTTTGTCAATAAATTCTAAAACTTGTTTCAACTCTACTTCATCATTAACAAAATAGATGTTTTTTTCTGCCATGTCTTTACCTCCCTCATTGATTATGGTATTATTATAGCATACCCATTTTTAGTTATGACTTTTATTGTACCTACAAAAGATTTAGATAGTTTACAATTTAATTAAATAATTTGTAACCAAAAAATAATATAATACTAACTATCAGCGTGGTTGAGCCATTCTTGTATTTTTGACCCTGATTTTTTTACTTGATTTTGAAAAAACGTATGTTATAATAAATATATAAAAATTGAATACGCCTAAGACTTGTCTGATGTCTTAGGAATTGAGTATATGAAAACCGTACTGAATAAGGCGCGAGTAATGAGTTAGGCAAAGCGGTAGCCCTGTGTGATGTCACTGAAAGCAAGTTTCAAACGCTCCCCCAACATAGGCAAAGTTAAATAAGAAGTTACCGCTTGGGTGTTCATCATAGCCGAATTGATGTGAGGACTGATTGAGTTACTAGCGCTGACATATTAATTAGTTCAAGAGGGGGGGATAAAAACTGCGTTTGCGTGGGTAGTTATACCCTTTAGCAAGGTAACTAAAAAGAAATATTTGATAGCTTGAATTGTAATATTATTTCAGCTATAATTAAAGCATAGATAAAAAGAAAGAGGGTAAATGAAATGTTTATCATTTATTGGATAATGTCAGCCATGTTTGGAATTATGGCGAGTGTAGACGGTTCACTTTATGGAGTTTGGTTCTTATGCTGTCTAGGTTGCTTTATTCTAGGTTTGGTAATTTTATTAAAAGGAGGTTATTGATTGACAATTTTAGCAACTTTTGTCACTATAATTTTATCATTTATTTTTATAGTTGACTTTTTACTTATAATCGCTCTTATTATTACACTATGGAGGTTTTTCGAATGACAATTAAAGACGACATCAAAGCAATTAACAAAGATATTTTTGAAGCTAAAGACTGGGAACAAATGGTTCAACGTACTAAGTATTGGGTAGTTAAATTAAAAAACATCTATCCTGATTATAATTTTAAAACTTATTTTAAACCGCTACGTGATAGAAACATCATTTTTATTGACTATAAAGTAAAAGGGGTTTACTAAAATGAAAGACTTGTTTGAACGTGTTATAACAGCTAAAGAACTACAAGAAAAAGAGGACTTCAAAGGCGGGAATGAGTGGCTAATAGAACACTTAATACCACGAGGTCAGGCAGGTCTAACAATTGCACCGCAAAAGTCTTTTAAGAGTTCTACAACCCTACAAATGGCATTGAGTGTAGCTAAAGGTGTACCCTTTGGCTATTTTAAAACTAAAAAAACGAACGTGCTTATAATTGACAATGAGGATACTGACTTCGTTCTACATCAACGGTTAAAGGCTTATAGTGATGTTCCTGACAATTTGCATTTCATTACAGGGGGAATTTTTAAGCTAGACAATACAAACCACATGAATGGACTTTATAAGTTCATCAAAGAGAATAACATTAAGTTTGTTATCTTGGACAACTTAAAAGACATGCTGACAGACAGAAAAATCGCTTGAGGAAAAGAGTTTTAGGGTTAGAAGTACACATGCCTTAGGTAGTTCGGCAATTGGTGCATGGTTTGAGTTCTGTTTATGTCTTAGCCCTAAAATGGGAAAGAATAGCAAGTATTCAATTTTAACTGTTGAGGCTCGTAACTACGCTTATGACAAAGAGGTTTGTCTGGGTTATGTAGCGGACCAATTCCAAATCATAGACCCCACAGGAAACAAACCTAAAGAGATACTAGAGGAGGAACAAAAAGAGGGGGAAGAATACGAGGAAACCAAAAACGACGCCGAAAGTCTTTTAACAGCGTTGCAACAAAAAGGAAAAGTAAAAGAAATTAACGATTAACCGTTTTGTCTTTGACATTGCGGTTTTTCTTTTGTATAATTAAATCATCAAGTTAAGAGAGGTTATCAAATGGATAAACCAGAAAGAGAAAACAAAGAACGTTGGGCCAGAAATCGTTTCGAGTTCATGGTCCGAGACGCTGAAAGAATTAAACGTTACTTAGAATGTGGCGAAGTTAAAAAAGCCGAACAAAGTAGTAGATTTTTCAAACGAAATTTGTTAGAATTAAATAAACTAGAAAAGGAGTTAAACAATGGCAATTGAACTTGAAACATTGAACAAAATAGCAGTAAGACTTCAACAAAAAGAATCAGTAACAGNTATTGAAAAGGATATGCTTATAGGGCTTTTAAATAGCGTTTATAGCTATTATAAACAAATGGAGGATATTTCTATGCTAGATGTCTTAGTCGTTCTCTATGAGCGTTTAACAGGCGTTAAAGCAGACAAGAAAGAAGAAATGGAACGCTTCATTGAAAAGTTCACAGCAAAAGGGCTTGTTAAGTTATTAGACGACTTAGAACAAAAAGGGAAACGCCAAAAAGAAGGTAAAGTTGACGAGATGTTCATCAATGAAACAAGAATGTATTACAAAGTAGTAGCAAACAAAATCAAAGAAAGAGGTATTAAATAATGGCAATTGAGAAAGTGGTATATCATTATGACGACGGAACAAAAAGAGAATATCCACCACGATTGACAGACCTAGAACAGTTAGAGGAGTTTAGAAAGTCAAAAGCTGACATAAAAGAATTATATGAGTTCATGCAAGAACATCTAAGCAAGTTTGAGGCTAAGTTGTCACTATGCTTCAAGTATATGATTGACAATCTAGGTATGGAAGAACAGCAGGCAAACAACACTTTAGAATTTTGGTGTGATGAATGGGCATTACAAAACGTTCACTTTATCCTAGAGGGCGGGGAATGCAAAATGTGTGGTAAACAATGTAATGCCAAAAAAGTCTTTTGTTCAGAAGAATGTTACAAAGATTATATTGAAATGAAACACAACTGTAATTGACATAGTTAAAAGAATTCGATATAATTAATTCATCAAGTTAAGAGAGGAAACAAAAAAATGATTACAGTAACTTATTTACTAGATGACGGCTCTAGTGATTGGACTTATAGCGTTAAAAAAATTACGTACTGCCGTTGAATGTATTATAAAGGATATGAAAGAAGTATCAACGATTGTAAAAGTAATTGTGTTTGATGAAAATGGGAAGAAAATTTTAGAGGGTGACAGATGATATTTTTCTTTATAATTGTGTTGATTGAAACTTTAATATTATACTTGATTTTAGAAAGAGGTTAAAAAATGGCGCAAGATTATTATGCAAATAAGTACGGTATTCAATTAGAGGAGTTTTTGATTTGGGGTTCTGAATGGGACTTGAAATTCTGGCAATATAACTTCACAACTGGTCAAGGTTTTGCTTTAACAAACGCTTTGAAGTACATTGTAAGGGCTGGTAAAAAGCCTGATGAACCGTATGAAAAAGATATGGATAAATATGTTGACTACATAAATATGGCTGTCAAAATGGGTTTTACACAAGAGGAGGCGGAAGATTGGGTAGCACTTCAAAAATCAATCTTTGAGGAGTTCAAAGGAAGAAAGGCGGAACTTGAAGAACTTGAAAAAAGAAAGGAAACGAAAGAGAATGCTGAAATACGTGGCTTTCAATAGACAAACATTTATGTGGTTCCGTACTAAGGAGCAACTAGCGAACCACTTTAACATCACGGTAGCTTATTTAGATTTGTGGCTGAATAAAAACAAGCCTTTAAACGGTTGGTTTGTGAAAGAGGTAAATTATGATTCTGAATTGGAACGACTTCAATAAATGGCGTGAAACTAGCTTAGAGTATCATAAAATGATAGGCGAACACAATTATACTAATGCACTAACATTTTTTGAGTATGTAAGACAATACTTTAACGCTAAAGGCTTCCCACCTGCTGAAAAGAAAACAAAAACAGGCAGAAAAGGAAAATACACGCAAAAAGATAGTAAAGAACAACTAAAACAAATACATGAATACATCGGAGGAATAAAAAAATGTTGACTTTATTATTAACAATTATATTTATTTGGCTTGTGTTTAAAGCCGTTGAAAATGTAGCCGAAGAACTTGGAAGATACATCAGAGGGTTCTTTAAATGGTTGTGGAAAATGTACAAAAAACATATTAATAAAGGAGTTAGCCTATAATGGAAAGCAAAGTTCTAAAATTAATCAATGAAATTAAAGTACCAAAAAGCCAATATAACAGCTTTGGAAAGTACAATTTCAGAAATAACGAGGATATTCAAACGGCTTTGAAGCCTTTGTTATTACAGTTCGGTCTTATGGAAAAAGCGACAACTGAAATGTTAGAAATGAACAACGAGCTGATGTTGCACGTTCATATTGACATCTTTGACCCTGATAACCCTAATGACATCGCAAGCGGTGACGGTTGGGCAGTTATTGACATCAATAAGAAAGGTATGGATAAAGCGCAAGCAACTGGTGCTAGTCAATCATACGCAAGTAAATATGCCTACGGTCAAGCGTTGAAATTAGACGATACCAAAGACGCCGATAGTACAAATAAAGGTCCAAATAATGCTACACAGATGAAATCACGACCAAAACCAAACTATCAATACAATTTGAGCGACTTAAAGAAGAAAGTAGCAAATAAAGAAATCTCAAGCGACCAAGCCAATGAACTTTGCAAACAAGGAAAAGTAAATATGAATGCTTAACGCTTGACAAGATGAAGTAAATAAGTTATAATTAAACTATCAAATAAAGAGAGGAAAATAAAAAAATGAAAATTATTGAAACTTTAAAAGTAAACGAAATTAACACAAAACAAGTTGAAACATCAAACGGAACTAAAAAAGTTCTATCATTCAAAGCGTACCCATTTGACCACTATATCGGAGGTATTTGGTTACCTGATAGCGTAAATTATGGCGACATCGTAACAGTATTTATTGACCAAATCAAATCCGAAACAAAAGGCGACAAAACTTATTATAATGCTTCGTATGCTAAAGTAACGCCTGAATTTAACTTAAACCGTGACAATAATGAACCACAAAACAATACGGTTGACTTATTTGGTGGAAGCGCTCCTGCTGATATCCCTGACGACCAATTACCATTCTAAAGGAGTTCAGCCATGGGATATGATTATGAAATGATACTTGATGAAGTAGACAAATTGAGTCTACAAGGACGAGTAGAGGAAGCAAAGGAACTTGTGAGGGAACTTGTTCCTCCTCTGTTCGCTATTGACTTTGCTAACTTAATGGAATTAATTGAAAGGAATACATACAAACTATGAAAATCGCTAAAGAAACATTAAATGCACTTAAAAACATGCCTATTATCACTTTGAACACTATCCACGATTTACTAGAAGTAAAACAGCATATTAACAACTATCAACGCAATACAAACAAAAAATACGGTCTAAACCTCGAAAAAGATGAAGTAATTAACCGTGAAGTGGCTGACATGATTATTATTAACACGCTAGGAAAGTTAAACATGTTACCTGAACAGTCTTATTTCTTGCGTTTGGTTCGTAACGAAAATGTAGACACTCCTAAAGCTCGTAAGGCTGAAAAGTTCGCTGAAAAAGCCAATTTAGCTGATAAAATTGTTGAAGCTCTTAACTTCATCAACGGTAACGCGTTTATAGATATTAATGAAACAGCATTATACAACTTCATTAAAAAACAGAAGGTCCAAAACCTTGAATATTTCAGCAAAGAGGGTCGTGTGGAATGGTTCTTTAGTCGTGTAGAATGGTTGTTAGATACTTATAAAGGGGAATAAATGATAAACTTACAAAATAAAAAGTTAGATATTAAAGAGTTCTTACAAGAGTTAGGCTTTACCGTTAGTTTAGACTATGAAAGAGAACCAATGGGCGTGATGTTTGCTGAAATACACCCTGTTGTTAGTCAAGTAAGCAACAATTCAGCCATTTATCAGTCGTTTAGAACGCTTGAAGTAGAACTCATGGTAATTTGTACCGAAGAAACAGAAAACAGCTTATACATGGCTGTACAGCTCTTGAGCGACGAGCATTATATCTATGCCAATACAATCACAGATAACACAAATATTATAAAATTAAGAGGTAACTATTATGATTAATGATAACACATTGAACTTTATCCGCTTTTCAAGTGGCTTCAATAACTTAAAAAAAGAAGAACTCGAAGCCTTTGCAGAGAATGAAATCTTTGAACTTAATGAATACAACGCAAGTGAGGGAACGCAAGGAAAATACTTCTATACATTAGATGATGTCAACACAAACGGAACACTTAAAAGCTATATTATTGAATGTTTAAAACTTTCATTACAAACACGCTGGGGTAACAATCTAGAGTATCACATTGACCGTAAAACGAAATACTTAAACAAATTAACTGGAATGCAAGCGTAAGAAAGAAAGAGGAACAAAAAAATGAAATTAAAAAATCAAATCGAACTACTTAACGACACTTTGAAATTACATGATGAAAGAGTAGACGAACATTTTCCAACAGATGAAAGTAAAGTACCTGCTTATGCTAAAGCCCAATACATTGACTTGTTTAGTATGTTTCAAGAAGTTGCTAAGGCGTACGAATTCACGGCAAAATGGCATAAAGCGTCTAAAAAAGCCCTAGAAATTCTTGTTACAAATCTAAACGAACATTCTGAAATGGTTAATGAAATCATGGACGATACCGATTATAAAAATTGGACTAAAGAAGAAGACAAACACTATACTGGTGTATTCTACTACGACTTACATAAAACAGTAGAAGAAACACTTGAAGAAATGAAAGAGGTGTAAAATCATATTAAATTATATTATTTATGTTATAGCGTTTATCCTTTATAGTTGGTTCTTATTCAAATCAGGAAAGAAACACGCTGAACGTAAAGATGAAATAAAGTTAGTTATAACTGGTAAACCTGAACAAGTTAAAAAAGCAATCGAAACTATAAACGAACAAAATTTAATTAAATAGAAAGCGAGGTCATTACTCTTCATTTACACGCCACTCAAACGAGTGGTTTTTTTTGTTTGGTTGTTGATGAAGTACGCCCTACTATATAATACCCCTGTAAGCTCATAGATTGGCTTGTATTGAATTTTAGATAATTTCTAGGATAATGACAAAGAACAGACCAAAACACGCAAAATAAGACGATTTACGAGCAATTACATCATATTTTTTTCAAAACGAAAAATGGAAAAATAGATTCAAAA